TGCTCTGGAAAGATTGCTTCACCAGCACATCTGCCAAACGAGTGGAGCATCATCAATTGTCTTAGCTTGCGGTGGATATGGTAAAGGCTTAGTAGAGTCTGTTACTCAGATGTCTTTGCTGATTAATAGCCTTAATGCTAAGAAGGATCTTGGTGTTTACTTTTTGTGCCATTCAACAGTAAAGTCTGTGAATGATCCAACAAGAGGTGAATACGCTAGCTTCGGAGTTCGGGCTGATAAAGCCATGTCTGAATGGGTTACTTCTTGGGCTGATCTAATTGGATTTATTGAAATCGACCTAATGGTGGGTGACGATGGTAAACCGATTATTAGGAAAGATGGTAATGAAGTCCGCAGAACCATTACTGTTACACCAAGGGGTGGGCTAACTGCAAAATCACGGATTCCAGGCGTAACTGGAACCATGACTGTTGATAGTTTTGTTACTAAGATCAATGAAATTTTTAAGAAAGGGAAGTAGTTATGAGCTTATCAGATGACTTTGAAATCTTTGGACAAGATGAAGCGAAAGAACTTCAGAAATCCGATATCCTCCCCGCTGGGGAATATCCAGTAACAATCACTAGGGCTGAAGTCCGCACCAAAGATGACAAAAAATGGTTGTCGCTTGGTTGTCAGATCGATGCCCCACATGATATGCAGGGGCGGTTTAAAACCTTTACCTTGTATATCAAGGATGGTCATCCTAACCCACAGGTTTGCAATATTCATGCAAAACTCAGGCAGAGTCTTGATGCTGCCTTGGGCCTTGATCGGATGACCTTGACCAACATCATTGGTCAATCATGCGTTGTTAAAATCAAGAATAGCGAGAAGAATGGTGCTACATATGAAAATGTAGAAAAATTCTTGAAAGCTATCTAATCTTTGCTCATGCTGTGCTTGGAAGCAACCGATAAGAAAGGTAAGGAGGTGCAGCATGAGTAAACTTTTAATTTTGTTAGTATGCTTTCTGATTGGATGTCAGGGAGTGAAAAATTCGGTCGAAACAGGATTGTCAACACAGTTGATGTCTGACAGTCCTGTGATCGAAAAGATGGATCTGAATATTAAATTTAAAAAGGAGTGGTAGACATGGAAGTTATTGCCAATATTTTTGAGTTGCGAGCAGCGGTTACGAATGCCTTTGGTGAAAAAAGTTTTATTGAAACACTAGAGCGAAGAGGAATGTATCGTTCACGAATCGCATCAGTTGTAGACACGGACTGGTCTACTGAAGATGGTCAACTAATAGCACATCATTGGACAGTCGATCCAGAACCTATTGTTGAAAAATTTAATTTCCCGCCCAGTTGGTCAAACAAGGAATCTTGGAAAAACACCTTTGAGTCTGATTACCCTGAGTGTTTAGAAGATGCTCTTGATATAGCTCTGTGGACTCCAAGAACTCCATCCAGATTAATTATCGAGGATGATAATGGGATTCGAGTTCTTAAGTCGATTGAAACAGATCCAGTTCAAAGGGTTGAAGAACGAAAAATTAAGCCTGTTAGCTTCCCTATCAAAAGGAAGAAATTTGTAGACAATTCACCAACCTTATTTGGAGCTTAACATGAGTGACGAACCTTTATTTGATCCCGAAGAAACTAAACCTATTCCCGCTGGAACTTACTCCGCTCGTATTATGCGAGCGGAGATTAAGACCAGCAGGGCGGGAAACAAGTACCTTGCTTGCGATATGCAGATTCTTCAAGGATCACAGCAGGGCAGGGCATTAGATGCAAATTTCCACATCTTTTCGACTGACACAAAGTTTCGTGCGGACTCAAGAAGGAAGCTGGCTCGACTGGCTTCATCATGCGGTATCACTACTGTAATGAAACCCGAAGAACTTGTGGACAAACCTTTTCTTGTCGAAATAGGCGAAACAACGGATAACTATGGTGCTACAAATTTGATTCTTGGGTATTCCAAACTAGGGAGAGGGTGATGACGGAACAAGAAATAACAAAAATAAAAAAGGTTTTAGACAACATTGATTTTCATTTAAAAAAAAATGAATATCCTTTTTCACTAAATGATTCAGAATACCAAAGATTTTTAGAAGCGATAAAAATTGTTTCTGATTTTTTATTTGAAGATAAGTATTTATTAAAAGAAGTAACAAATAGCGTACATTCTTTTAAAGACGGAATTACATTACAAGGAATTTATAAAGACATCTGGTATTGTTTTAAAAATGTTTCTGATAAAGAAAAACACAAAGAAAAAATAAAAAGAGTTTTAGAACATTTGGTGCATAATGGCCATGTTGTTTATAAAAAAGCAAAAAGTGGATATGGAAAATATTTTGCAGAGAATCGTTATAAAGAAAACGAAAAAAATGAACTTAAAAAGGAGAGCTTAGTATGAAAGATTATGAAATCAGACAAAATGTAAAAAAAGGCAAAGCACCACATTGGATACAAGAGTGCGTTGATTTTTGGAAGGACAAGATTGATGAATGTGATCTTGGGGTTGATTTTTCTGAAGCAAAAACAAACTGCTGGAGATGCGGATATTTAAGAAAACTTCAGAAATGCCATATTATTCCTAAAAGTTTAGGTGGTGAAGATAAGCCAGAGAACATTATTCCTCTTTGTTATCAATGCCATGATGAAATGCCAGATGTACATGACAAAGAAGAAGTTTTTAAATGGATTAAATCTAATCATGGAACCATATACGATACATTTTGGGCTTTAGAATCTTTTAAAATTTCTGGTTGCAATATTGAAGAGGCACTTAATAAAACTGAAAACCCAGATTTAAAAGCAAAATTGTTTTTAGAAAGATATAAATTTCACTTAGAAAAAACATCATCTCATTTTGGGCAATTTGCAGGGGGGTGTAAATTAAAACCAACCACAAGGGCATGGATTATAAAAAAGGCTTTTTATGATACATTTCCAGAATATAAAAAGGAAAACAATGCTTAGAAAATATCAAAAAGATGCGGTGGATTCGCTATTCCAATTCCAGAATGATCGCCCTGGTCATTCATCTGTAATAGTAATTCCAACTGGTGGCGGGAAAACTAGAGTTATGGCTGAAATAATCAGACGATCATTTGAAGCCAATCCTAATTGCAGGGGAATGATTCTGTCTCATGTAAAAGAATTGCTTGAGCAATCATCCAAAACTTGTACACATTACGCTACCACAACAGGACTCCCTGTTGAGTCAATCGGGGTTTACTCCGCTGCTCTAAAACGCAGAGAAGTAAAACCTTTAACGATTGCAGGAATTCAAAGTGTGTACAGAAAAGGTGCTGACTTTGGATATCTGGATTTCATTATGATTGATGAATGCCATCTAATCAGCCAGAACAAAGAAACCATGTACCGAAAGTTTTTGTCTCAGGCAAAGATTTCAAACTCTAGAGTCAAAGTAGTTGGCTTAACTGCAACCCCTTACAGACTTCAGAGCGGAATCATTTTTGGGCATAAAGAAAAGACCTTTGATAATTGCTGCTACGCAATCGGGGTCAGGGATTTGATTGATGAAGGTTTTCTTTCACCATTAGTTACGATGGGTACAAGCGATTCACCTGACCTAAAAAATGTCCGCATTAGAGCGGGTGAATACTTTTCCAAGGATCTTGATGCTATTCTTGAAAACGCTGACCTTGTTCAATCCAGCGTTAAAGAGGCAATCGTAAAAGCATCTTCAAGAAAATCTGTGTTAGTGTTTGCCTCATCGATTAAACACGCTGAAATGATTCTTAATGAATTAAAGAAGCAGGGCCAATCGGCAAACATGATAACAGGAGAAACGCATTCAACGATTAGAGACTTTTTGATTAATGGATTTCGGGCTAACAGTTTTAAATGGTTAGTAAATGTAGCTGTACTTACCACAGGATTTGATGCCCCTGGGATTGATTGCGTTGTGGTAATGAGGCCAACGATGTCAAAGGGGCTTTGGTATCAGATGGTAGGCAGAGGATTTCGCCTTGCTCCAGATAAAGAGAATTGCTTGATCCTTGATTTTGGTGATAACGCTCTTAGGCATGGTTGCATCGATCAGATCGTTGTTGATGCCCAAGGCATAGAACTTCCAGCAGCTAAAGTGAAACGCTGCCCTTCATGCAATTTGATACACAGGATTGGCAATATCATTTGCCCTTCATGCGGTTATTTCAAACCTAAAGAGGAAGAATCTTTATTCCCTGAGAAACTTTCTGCAAGCCAAACTAATGGTGAAATACTTGCGGGAAGGCAACCAAAGCAATATGAGATTGTTGCTACTGGATACACAATTTATCGCAAGACTCCAGCATCAGATCCTTGCATACTAGAAACACACGAAACGCTTGAAGGTAAATTAATTCGATGCTATCACTCATTGAAACATGGACTAGAATTTATAGTTTGGAAATGGCTTAAGTCCATTGGGGCAAAAGGTTTACCAGACAAACATTGGAATATGAATAAAGAAGGCTTGCAATCTCAAGAGTGGTTGGATACGATCCCGAAACCAATTGCTATTAAAGCACACATAAATGAAAAGGGGTACTATCACATCGATAGTTATTCCTTTCAGAGTAATCGAGTAATAAGTGGGGAGATGGCGAAAGGGTGAAACCACCTCCCCTGTGCTGGGAGGAAGCGGCCCAGCATCATTATCTTAACTAATTTAACAACAAAATCAAAGGAATAGGTGTGCCTTGGAAGAAATAAAAAAACAGGCGTTGCGGGTTCGTAAACAAGGGTTATCAGTCTTCTCTACTAAGGTAGATAAAACCCCAGTAATTAAGCGAACAAATCGCATAGTTGAGCTAAGGGCTAACCCACTATCAGACCTTGAAATTGAGATAGATTTCAGCCACGCAAATGTAGCAGGGATCGCCATCAACTGTGGCCCAGTTGTTGGTAAAAATAAGGACTTAGAATGCCTTGATATCGACTGCCCAAAGGTAGCACTTGACTTCCTTCCTGACCTTGAAGCATCAAGCAAAGAGCTACACGATAAACTTTGTGGATGCGTTGAAACAACACCATCTGAAGGATTGCACATTTTCTACTATTTGCCACTAGGTAAATCAAAGTGCCGTGAATTGGCGGTAATGTCTACGGACAATGGCAAGAGATGGCTTGCCGAAGCTAAAGCCAAAGGGTCTACTAAAAAGGTTGCTCCACCATTGATTGAAACAAGGGGGGCGGGTGGGTATGTAGTTGGATTCTATTCTCAGGCAGTCTCAAAAATTGATGGATTAGTTAAGCCATATAAAATGATTCATGGAGATGTGGCAACAATTCCAACCCTGACTGCTGATGAGCATGAATTTTTGATGTCATTTGCCCAGTCTTACGATCAAAAAGCAGCAAAGAGATTCATCGAACTAAACAAGGAACCTTACCAGTACAAAGAAATAGGTAAGAAAACGGCCCTTGACCAATGGAGAGCGGAAACTTCTTGGCCAGAAATTCTTCCAGATTCTTATAGAGTCGTGGAAGTCAGGCATGATTACTTTTTAGTTTGGCATCCAGATTCGTCAGGCAGAGAACCTAACGCAATTGCAGGGTGCAAAAATGGTGGCATGGATCGCTATTGGAATTTCAGTCCATTAGACTGGAGATTGAGTCCAAACATTCCATTAACCAAAGATTATGTCTACTGTATGAGTCGAGGATGGCAACCTGGAAGTAGAGAATGGAAAACATTTTACGCACAGGTGTTTGCTAAGTATTCAATAGACAAAATTGAAGACGAACCTGTGAACGAATCAAGATGGGATTTCCTTGAAACAACAAAGTCAGGTAAGGTTAAACAAGTCAGAACTGTAGACATTGTGCCTGACGATGCCATTTCATTTCCTGGGTGGATCGATACATACATCGACTACTGTATGAGAAACGCACTATACCCAGAGAAGCGAATTGCTGCTGCATCTGCACTAGGTATGTTCTCCGCTTTAGTGGGAAGATCCATCATGGGGCCAAATGAACTAAAGCTTAACTTGTATATAGTTGTTCTTGGCCTGACAGCTTCGGGCAAAGATTTCCCGCGAAAATTAAACGCTAGAATCTGTATGGAAATTGATAACGCAAGCTTGCTAATGACGAAAGTGGGTTCAAGAGAGGGTCTTGAAGAAAAAGTAATTCAAGGGCCAAAGTTTCTCATGGCTGATGAAGGTGCATTTGATCTTGAGAAAGCTAAATCGGGTGACACAAGGTTCAATGATGTTATGGGAACGATGCTTGAACTATTTACATCGAACTATATCAAGAGGCGAGCAAAGGCGGGTGATGCGGATTCTGAAAACTTTATTCGCTATCCATTTCTTTCGATTATGACCTCATCAACTCCAGAAGAGTATTTCAAAGCACTATCACCTAAAATGCTTCGGTCAGGTTTTTACAATCGTTTGCTAATTCTTCAGTCTGCAATCCGAGGTAGGATGAATCTTCGTGGAATGTCTGTATCAGAACCAATTCCAGAATATTTGGTTGAAGTTGCTGCAAGACTGATCGCCATGAATGAGAATCTTGTTCCTGGAGTTATCAAGGAATTCATGCAAGATACTAAGCTTGATGCACTTGGAAATGCACCACTAAACCAGATTGAAAAAGATTCAAAGGTTCTTTTGCTTGATGAAGATGCGTTAGAATTCTTTCAAACCCAAGTATGGGAAAATGATGATTTGTATTCCAAGTATCAGAAGAACAGCGAAGAAGAAAAGGCTTCTTCATGTGCTAGACTTCCTGAGTTGGCTTTGAAAATAGCTTGCCTGTGGGAATTAAGTCAGGACATAAACGCTGACACGATTTCTTTAGCTGGTGTAATGGCTGGATTTAAATTTGTTCGTGAAGTGAATAAGAGGCAAACTGCAAACACAGTCATGGTAAGCGATACTAAGTTTGGTGAAATTACAGATAAGCTACTAAACATGATCAAGGATTCGTTGAACGAAATCGAACCAGATGTGTATGGTGTAAAAATGATTGATGCTAAAAGACATCTCAGGAAGATCGTACACAGCGGACAATCGGTTGACGATGCAATTCGATACCTTCAAGATTGCGGTGAAATTTCAATCAGAAAAAGCAGGGATAAAAATGGTGCTGGTTCAATGTATATCGTTATAAATGACCAATCACCTTCTCGATCCCAATCCGAGGAATCGACATCAGAGCCAAGTTAAAGGCATCTGCAAGGTCAGGAGAGTGCTTAAGTCTACGCTTCATCATGTCCTTAGACTCGACCACTCTTCTTCCGTTCGTATCCACAATGTATACTGGTGTGCGTAACTCTTCCATCATTCTTTCCCGCATATGAAGCGGAAGATGTCCGATTGAAACTTTGCCTTCCATCGCAAGTTCTGCTGCTTCAAACCATAGAGCGGATCTCATGTTCGGGAACTCCCGCCACCTTGGTGCTTCACCAGATGAATTAATGCCGTAAAACATATAGTCACCCTTGTTATCGACCACACCACCACCAACACCACCCTCATCAATAAGCACAGGGATTTTGTATTGCGATTGCCTTGGTGTTTCATACTTCTGACAATACTCTTTAATCTTTTCCGAGAATTCTTTCGTAGACAATCCACGATACTCCTTTGCATCTATGATGCAGCATCCATGCCTGACCACTAAACAGGATCTATCGTCACCGAACCTTGCAGGGTCAGCACCGATTTGAACCACCCAATCTTTATTGAGCGGAATTGGATCAAGGATTTGTTTGAGTGCCAATGCACCCCATACCGAGTTGATCGCCTTACTTGGATATCTTCCAAGAACTTGAATATCAAAAAGCGGGTCTTCAACCATGTAGTTTTTATCATTGAAGGTAAAGTACCCTGGTTCAGATTCTTCACCCTCTCTAGCGGATCTACATTCGTTTTTTATGCGGTTCTCTACATACTCATAGTTAATAGCACCTGGCACAAGATCAGCCTTAAAAGCCACATTAGGATGATCTAAAGCAGACAAGTGAAACACTTTCCAGTCAGGAGAATTCTCAGCAAAATAGGCGGGAGATGAAGCATCGTATGGATTGAAAATGCAGAACCATAAACAATTCTCCTTGGAAGCTGAAAGCATCGACTCTGCTCGTTCCCAGAAGGTTGGTTCAATACCAGATGCTTCATCAAACAGGATGCACAAACCGCCAGCGGAATGTCTTCCTTGGAAAGCATCAGCCTTCTGAGCGGTAAGTCCTTGAATGTAATGCGAAGGGTTCTTTTCTAATCGATTAGCCTTGGGCATCCAGTTTGGATCTCTAGGTCTAACCCTGCGTAATTCTTTGAACACACCATCTTTAATTTGCTGGGCAACAGGTGCTGAAATCAAAACTTCTGATGGAGTAAAGTGATCGTGAAACCAACTTGCAATAACAGCACACAAAAAAGTTTTGCCTTGATTGTGTGCGGATCTAACTAAAACTTTTCTTGCACCATTGGCAACCGAATCAAATATTTCCATCTGCTGGGGAGTCAGGCTGATTCCGAGGTATTCGCAATACTCCCCTGGGTCTTTCGGAATCACTATAGTCTTCTGATTCTCCCGATTCACCCTCTTCACTTCTTGGATTTCCGAAAGTTTCCCCTGCAACGCTGGACTCGATAAGACCCTTTGCCATTTCTTTTGCAAGTTGTTTATTGAGGAGTTTTTGGAGTTCTTGCTCATCATTTCGTTCCTTATTATTTCTCTCGATGATCCATTGCATGGCTCGCCAATCCTCAGCCCCATGTTCATGGATAACCTGTTGCATGGCAATGGTTGCCTGTGCTTTAGCTTTAATCATCTCTTTCTTATGCCAAGGTTCAAGATCCCTTCTAGAGATGCCAAAAGCTTTCATTGCAAGTTTAAAGTCGATTCCACGCTGGATATTTTCCAGCATTTCATAGAAACTATCGGAGTCGATCATGATTTTGGAAACTCCTTGCCCCCTGGGAACTCAACATTTTCGGGTGTTTCTGGGTCTATCAACATTCTCATAAGTTCAAGTGTCTCAGAGATATAGATCAAACTTGCTGCTATTGATTGAGATGGTTTTCCTTTTTCATAAGCAGCAATGGCTTCTACCATCCAATCCGCTCCAGCTTTACTTAACATATTGCATCCTTTCAAAAACAAGGTAAAATAGGTAACAGTATTATAGCAAAAAGCAAGAGGAATTTCGATGGCAGATTTACTTGGAGCTATAGAAAAGCTTAAAAAATTATTGCAAGATAGAACTAGAAGAGTTGCTAGAGCTACTGGAAATAGTCCTGACCCAGATATTACCACCACTAGCGAGTCCGTTTTATATACACCACCTTCTAGGTGGATGAAATCTCTTGAATATTTTCCAATGGCTAAAGCTCCGTCAGGATCGGTCATAATGAAAGCTAGAGGCCCAGATATTGGATATATTTACCCAAGGGTAGGTAAGGCCACTTTCAACAAATGGGTGGCAAATAACTGGAGAGGTGGCTTCATATACTGGTACGCTACACCAACATTGAAAGATTATTCTATCATAGCAAGAACAAGCGGTTCAAAAGCTAGGAAATCAACAGGAAGGGCATCTGCATGGGCATTCTTGAAAAACAAAAGAAGAAAGAATCTTAAAGCAAGGGTTATGAGAGGCCCGCAAGCTGGTAATTTACCAGACCATGTTTTATCAAGGGCAAAAAAAGTTTACCACACTCCATAGGAGAAGAAATGTACCTAAATCCATACTATCGCCATATACAAGAAATGAAACGATTCTATGTTGAATCCATTACTAAGGAAGACATGGCTATCGTAAAAAGTTGCCTAGTAAGAAAAATTCGGGGTGGAAACATGAAAGCGGTAGAACTTTTTATGAAGTTCACCGAATGGCAAAAAGAATTGGATGCTGCTAGTGATGCTAGACATGAACTTCAAGCCATCATGGGTTCACCTACGGATGGGCTAATGAAATCGCTTCGCCCTGGATCGATAGGAATTTCCACAGAACAACTTGAAGAAAAGAAGATGCAAGGATGATAAGCGTTCCGGTTGCCGTAAACACCCCTTTGTTCCAATGGCAACTTGATCTATTTTGGTTTAACCACCTCAATGTGTACGGAAATGAAGCATATCAAAAAGCATTAGCAATTATAATTAAAAGAAATCATTCATCATCTCCAACGATTAATCAATTCCCTTGGCATCAAGATATTCCTAACCAACTCTGCGAATCATTTTTCGATTACAATCTTGGAATAAAGGAAGACGGAATACTTCTTCCACTAAACATTCAGGTAGGTTTAATTCAAACCATATCAAGGTTTAAGGATGACGATGTAATAGAACTACTAGATTGCGATATGTTTCATTTAAAAAAACATCCCAATATAGCTGTAGGCAAAAACGAATTAATTGTTAGCGACATATATGAAAAGTGGCATCTTAAAAGTTTATCAGGAAATAAAAGAATTATTGGAAATTATACCGATAACAAAACGAACTATTATAATGGAGGCTTCGTTCCCATCGTTGGAAGAGCAGAAACATTTAAGAAGATTCTTTTGGATTGGATTTGGTTTCACAAAGATATAACTAAAAAAGAAGTTGATACAAATATTCGATGGTGGGCTGGAATGTACGCTTTACAGGCAGCTTGCGAATGCAATTCTGTAAAGATGAATTCCGTGAATATTCTTTATGTACCGGGAATAAACGAGTTAGAAAGATCGCACTACATCGTCCATTATTCCGTAGACACTTTGTTTGATAAAAAGAGATTTCCAAATATAGATGTGAGCAAATTTAAAGACAATATTTACTACGATAAAATCAAGAGTTGGCTTGCCTGTTAATTGATCGATCTATATATTGATATCGTCCGAATGATTCTAGGACTTGTTTTAGCAATTTCCTGAGGCGAATTTTCCCCGAAGTAGAATTGCGTCAGGGGAAAAAGTTTCATTCGGACATCTTAAAATCTTTGCATTGCATACAAGTTTTCCAATCCGTTTTTTCATGAACATCACATAAGCGAACCCACTTCTTAGGGCAATTGCAATCTTTTCTGTCGATTACTTTTCCAATGTGTTCGCATTGTTCAGGGTTAATCATTTCCATTGGTTTTCTTGAATTCATCAAGCTTGATGTTTGAATGTATTCAACATTTTCTAAAATCTGATTAAATTCAATTGGTAAGGCTTCTTGAATAAATTCATCAACAACTTCTTCAATAATTACATCGCATTGAAAACCAAAGAATAATGCACCACCAATATTAGATTCAATATCAGACCAAGGGAATGTTACATTTATATTTGTTCTTGGAAAATTATAATAAAAATTAGAATAATGTGTTGCTGCATTTGTATTGTGGTAATTATCAAACTTAATTTGATGATATTTTATTTTTAATGGACTTAACGATATAACTTCAAAGTTTTGATTTACATTTTGGGGGGTATACCAAAAGGGGCCTTCAAATTGAAAATTTTCTAAATATATAGGATTATCAGGAAAAGTTGCTGGCATATAAAACTTTATAGATAATAGCCTGTAATCAGTATAAAATCCACCTGTACCTGATGTACTAAAAGAAAAATCAAATTTGCTATTAAATGAGGTTGGGTAATTAATACTTGAAGAATATGAAGCACCAAGAATATCTGCATTAACATTTGTTATATCAATATTGTTTGGATTTACATTTTCATATCTTGGAAGATTTTCTTTTGAAACATCTTTGTATTTAGACAAGAATTTAACAGTTAAAGTTTTGTTTTTGAACTGATCTTCTAATCCAACATTTGGAATGTAAATTCCATCATTTGCGTCTTCTAAGGTTGTTGCTATCCTAATTAAAGATTGTCCAGCAGTTTGCTTTTCATCCTTAATTTCTTCTATATAAATTGAATAATAAACAGTTGTACCTGAACCAAATTTAACTTCATTTCCTGTTTTCCAAACATCAGAATCACCATTAATTAACAAACAACTTTTAAACCTACTAGGAACATCAAAATCAGGATAAACTCTTCCCGGAGTTGCTGTATATGAAGCAAGTTCTGGAGGATCTATTTCTATTATGTCTTTTTTTATTATATTAAAAACGCCTGAATTAGAACTTTTTCTTACAAAAAAATCATTATTTTGATTTACATTGGGGGGTAAAAAAGCAATGTTTTCAAATTCTTCAATTCCATAGAATGAATATTGAAAATTATCAAAACTGCTTCTTCCATATAAAGCATATGTAAAAGCCATTTGAACCATAAAATTATTAAACGCCTCTTCCGTATAAAAAGGATCTCCTATTAATGGTGTAGCTTCAAAGTAATTTAATGCTTGATAATACTTTAGCATATTATATTGAGGTATTTTTTCGTAATTCTCAAAATTCACTTTTAACTCTGTAACCCTTTTTAGCCTGTCAGGTATGTTTATTAGATTGCAATAAGGTACACTTTGAAACGATATTTCTATATCAGATTCAAATCCTCCTTTTAAAATTGCTTGGTAATTTAATGGCACTTTTCCTGATGCAAGATTAGGTCTGTCAGCACCTAAGTCGTGTATGTAGTTGTTGGTTAAAAGTGTTTTTCCAGTCCATAAAACATTTTTTATTGTTAGAGTCGTTCTTCCTGTTGCGTTTGTAGTCGATGTTATTTGAGTCCTATTTGTTTTTGAAGCAATATAATTTATAGGCAATGCTGGTTGTGTTGGATAATCATAGAAAGTGCCAAATACATCTATTGTTTTTATACCAAAAAACACTTCTGTTGGATCTCCACAGAAATTATAGTAATAAGGCCAAGTTTGATTTGGTATTACATCAACAAAAGATCCGTTTTTTGAATAACTACTTAATGTTTGATCATCAAGGTATGTTGAAGATATTGCTGATACATAGGCAGGGATTACATCTACTGAAGTAATTTGCGTTCTTATCCACCAAGGTGGATTTTCTATTTGCAAATATGACGAGTAATTCACATTGTTGGTGTTTATTAAAGTTATTTTAGATGTGAACGAACCATTTTTGTCGATTGTAAAATTATTTAAAACATATCCGTCTTTATATATAGGCTTATTAGATCTTGATAAAAAATCATAAGACCAGTTAAAAGAGTCTGTACCTGAACATACTGTTGAAATAACATCTGGGCCAGTATAAATGTTTTCTATTGAATCAACGAAAGAATAATTAGGATGCGTATAAGAAAAGGAATATCCAGAAACATCAAGGTAAAAAACAGGATCTATTATTTTTACAATATTGTTGGAACAACTTGTATTTGGATTTAGGCCTTCAACACTAAAGTCATGTGATGATATATAATCTAAATAATTGTCATAAGATCCAGAATCATCTCCTCCAATAAAAATATCTTTTCTTAAATATGTTGTAGAACTAAAAAAATTGATTCCCCAATAATATGGGTATGGCAATTGTTCTTTAAATCCTGTAGTTCCCGGTATAACAGCAACATCATATGGATAAGCAGTTTTTTCTCCTGAAGGAACTAATTTCCAATAACTAGAATAAGTTCCATATGGGTTTTGATATACGGTTGCTCGCTCAGTTGTCTCTCCATTACAATTTAAAAATGGATAGTAAGTCAAACTATCGGCCAATCCTTTTGGAATTACACTTTGTGATATTGGAGTTGGAGTTAATACATATTCCCCAAAACTGCTATTTGATGCTGGGATCATGTAATCAGAGAACTCTATTATTGTAGAACCAATAGATTGTTCATTAATAATTGGTTGAGCTTGTTTAAAATTTGTAATCAATAAGGTGGCATCTTCTGTTTTTTTGATGCAATAACCACAGGTGCAACAAGAAACAAATCCTTGTGAATCAAAGATTGTGTTTCTATGAATTATATTTTCTTGGATGTTATTTGTTGGTCTGTATGCCATTGCTTCCCCTATGGTAAATCGTACCAACCTTTAACACCATCCGAATTAGTTCCATAATATTTGTTTGCACCGGGAGTAAGTGCATCGTTTACGAGTTTGAATTGCACCGTAGAATTCAATGAGGATTGCTTTGGTATTATCGATGAATCGGTTGGAGTGGTGAATGCAACTGTCGTAAACACTATACCTGATGAACTTGCAGTAAGTACTGCTCCAGACGCTCCAGAATAAGAAGATGGACAATCCTTTAGATTTATAAAAGACATTGATGGAACAACAACTGAAGATGGTGTAGTAGATGTAAATGTCAATGCGGTTGCGGTTGGATTTACTGCTACATAGTAATTTGCAACACCAGAATAAGAAGAAGGTGTATCGTTTAAACTAATAAAACTCTTTCTTGTGTCTTCGGCAACTTGAACCGTTTCTGAAGGGTATAGCGTTGCGTATGTGTTTGAAAGAACGCCATTTACACAAGTTACATCCGTAACTACCGTAATTCCTGTGGGGCCAGAAACAAGAGAATTCAAAAGAGTTACTCTTGGTCTTGGATCTGAATTTATTGGATCAGCAGGGAATGGGTCGTATGATGTTCCAACATAATAGCCAACATATTTCCTTCCAGAAATTAATTCGCCACCATTAATATCTTTGGCCCAAAATTTACCCATATTTGCAGAAGATTGAGAAAGTGTGTCAAATCCTAATGCTGGATAATATCCATTAATAATTCCTGTTTCGTCTATTTCTACAAAGCATTTTGACGAAGGATCAAGGCTTCTAATAAATTCGTACACATCCCTGCCATCAATTGAATCAACGCCTCGAAGCCTAGCAATGTAAACTAATCCTTGACCTGATACCCCAACATTGCCGGTAAAGTTTCCTTGGTTGCTTGGCTCGTCAATATCGTATGGCATTGCATACATTTTAGGACAAGTTGTTCTAGTAGAGAAATTAGCTTTTAAACCTCCAACTTCTTCAACAAAATCAGTACCGTTCCAAATAACTTCATAAAAATCATAGAACCGATAGTACCCTGTGACTTCAACTTCGTCACCAAAAGGGATCTTATTGTTTACTCGAACATAAAGAAATGGGCTATTGCCTTCATTAGAAATCGTAATGGAGCCTGTGGATGCATCATATCCAGCGTTCATCCCGCTACCTTGAACTGGTTGTATTCTCATCTTGCTTCCCTTAAAAAAAACAGGACACAGTTTTAATTGTGTCCTGCAATTATCATACACATTTGCTTTTAAATCAAGGGTTTTTGATCAATAAAGCCATGCATTGAATAACTTGAGGATATTGCATAAAGTTATTAGATTCAGAAGATAAAACCGATTTAGCAAGATTAAGTTCTGGAACAGGAATTCCCCTGATTCCAGTCATTACATAATCTGCAAAAGCGTTTACCGCTTCATCTCTAGTAGCTTCCCCCTTGATAAATCTTGCGAAAATGTCAAGTGAAGGATGCGTTAAAGGCATCCCAGATTGACCACCCATCATACCAGAAGGCATAGACATTTGGGGATTCATAAAACTTCCTTTCTATCGACCACAACAGCTAGAACCACGAAGACTGAATCGAAGCTTTCCACCACGGAAAACTTTTGTGTCTTCTTTAACTGTTTCAATCTTAATGGTTTTTTCGACCTTCTTTTCGACTTGCACTACTGGAGCAGAGCATTGCCCATTAGCACATGAAGAACCCTTGCGGATTGGGAGATCGATTACCATAGCTACCGTCAACACTAGACTAAACATATTGCTTCCTCCTAAATAAAAAAAGTAACCAAACACATTATATCGACCAGTCGATGGTTCGTGCAGGGTATCCATCAAAATTTGAGAAAGAAAATACTTCCTCAAGACAAATCCTATCCATATCTTTGGCTTTAATCCAGTAAGAACCCTTGGGTTCACCAAAATTTCCCGGTGGTGTTCCATGAGCATTACCCCATGAATTCTGAATCAAAAAGATTAATCCGAATTCTGGATGGGTAGTAAACCCTAAACACGATTGTTGATGCCCCCATGATTGGTTTCTTGAGGCTAATAGAACAGCAGGGTTTCCAGATGGCCTTACTTTTAAATCGCTAAATCCAAACCAAGAAGAAGCAATGGTAACAGGGTATCCGTTTGATAATGCTTGTTTTACTTGATCGCTATTTTTAAGCTTTGAGGTGCTTTTGACTTTGAATCTTTTGGCCGAATCAGAAAGATCGATTGGCGGTTTATTTCCGTTTGACCATGCCATTTCAGCCTTTGCACCAAAAGTCCAAGATCCGTCTTGCTGACAAACAGGTTGTGGATAGCTTGGATCTAATGGTGGGCAACCATCTTCATTTAAAGATTCTGCCATGCTTGAACCAAATGATCCTTCGCCTTCACCATTGAGGCCTCCACGCTTGCGAGATTGGCCATAATTATAAAGAATGAACGGAAGCCTCCATTCCTCAAATGTTTCCCTCTGGGTGATAATCTCAACAGCTTGAAGGGTAGCCATGACTGCTAATGCACCTTGGCCTACACATGATCCTGTTTTTTGATCCCAAGGAAAGAATTCGTATCCCGCAGCTTTATTGACTACCTTGTAAAGAAGTGATTCTTTTAAGTCTAACGGAGGCCCAGCAATCTGAAAAGGAACAAGCTTTGCATTGAACTTGTCTTGAAGTTCTTTGGGCTGAGAATCAATTGGTAACCAACCGAATTTATTAGATTCAATTAATGGTTCTTTTGCTTTATTTCTTTCACCAAATTTTGGCTGGTTTTCCATACTCATTATTTTAATTCCTTTGCTATTTGATTAAATTCGCTGGTCAAAAGATCCCTGAGTTTTTGATCAAGTTTAAGCGTTCCGTCCTTCGGAAGCCTTTGATTCAACCTCTTTCCAATTACATCTCTAAGGTTAAAAAGTTCGTTTTCCATGAATTGTTTATTGATAGTTGCCTTTGCTGCCTTAAAGACATCTGTAAGAAATTCGTAGTCGTTTTTCTGACACTCTTTTGCAAGCTCTTCATAAAACATAGACAACCACTTTACCTGATCTTTGTCTTCTTTTGCTGCTGCTGCTCTGATGTCATTGTCTGGATTTACTGGTGGAGCGGGTGCTGGCTCATCACCGATTACTACAGATGTAAACGCTGGTTCAGAAGGCCCAAACTCATTGCCAACATAAGCAAACAGTCTGTACACACCTTCTGCCTGTGAAGTAACCACAAGGGTTTTTGAATCCTTAAGTAAATCCACAGGGAAAATGTTAAGACCTTTGTCAATTGAAACCCATCTTACAGTTTTCGCTTCAGTCTTTGAAGCAATGCTTATAAATGCCCCTGGTTGTCCAGAAACCTTTGCAGGGAGTTCTATAGTCGGTATTTGAAGAAATACTAAAAACAACAAATTAATCATAGTTGCTCCTTTTGTTTACGATGTGCTTTAAAATGTGCTTATAAGAAAACAGAGATCAACAATTTTAATGCTGTTCTTAAAATTATTGACCAAGGAATAATTCCGATTGTAATTGGATTTCCGTGGAAATCACCCTGAGGAATGGCTTGTTCTAGGATAGTTGCAAAGTCATCAAGAGATACTTCTTTGTCTTGAAATATTTGCCTATCATCTGGAATAACTTGGTCGGCAGCATAGCCAACAATGTTCCATAATGCATTACTAAATTCTTTATTACCTACATCTTTTTTTCCACGAATTTTGTCCACAATTAACATCATGGCATCCGTAGGCATAGAATCTGGAAAATCAATCATTGCTTCACTTCCTTTTTTAAAGTCCTAGTGTAATTTAACACTTCTGTTAAAATCCTCAAGCTTTCCGCTTGGGCCTTGGCCACCTCGCCAATGGAATTCTCTAACCTATCTATAAATACCATATGTCTTTGGTGCAATGGAAGTATAATATTTTGGCCTAACCAGCTAAATCCTTTATAAACAGCCCATAACATAAAAACAAGAAAACTTAATGCCACACCGAATCGCTCAAAAATATCAACAATATTTATGTCTGCGAGCATCATATTGCCTCTACTTCTTCAATAGTTAACGCATTTTCAACAGCCTTTCTCTTGGATGCTATTTGCATAGACATTTGGGAGCGAGACTGGCCATACAACAGCATTAATTGTAGCATTTCGGTAATGGTATTAAAAGACAATTCGTTGTTTTCGAGGGTTACTAAAGACGGTATTGGAAGGCCTAAATTTGCTGCTTCTTTAGCTAATGCGAATGCACCAGAGATTAAGGCAACATCATTAGGTGTTATGCCTAAATGCCCTTGTGGTAATCCTGTATCCCACCCTATTCTTTCAAGATTAAGCCATTCGTTATTTATTGATTGCAGCTTTCTTGCTTTTGCTTGAGATAAAGCATCTGGTTCAGCATCTGGAATGTAATTCCATGCTTGATTAATTAAATTGTTTACAAAAACACCTTCATCTGAACTTAAAGCAATAGGCATTTTTATTGTTTTGCTTACATTGTTTTCGTCTGTTGCCATCAATGTAAATAAATAATCAGAGTCTATAACAATTGCATTCAAACTTATTTGCGTAAACATGAGAACTCCTATGTTTTAATAATGTAATTTAACCCAATACTTGGTTGCATATTGTTATGCGATCCACCACCACCAGTATTATTATTATTGGTAATAAAAATATTGTGTGAATGGTCTAATGAAGCAGAATTATTAATCCCAATGTTTTGCAGAGCAATATTAGAAGCACCGCCAGTAAATGTATATGGATTAGAACCGTTATTAGTCCATGCTGCTCTATCTACACTATGATTATGAACTGTATTTGCACTCATACCGCTTGTTATGTTGTTTGTTCCACCAGCAGTAGAACCAACTGTATTTGGGTGAGTATGTGCTGGAATTTGCGAAGATGTTAATGTTTCGCTTTCAGTTCCAACTGTACCACCTAAAGTTCTATTTGAAAGACCAGATGCTTGACCCACACCAATTGCAGTTCTTGATCTCATGTCAGGTAAATTAAATGTTGTACTTCCATCGCCTTGCCCATAGGGGCTAGAAGTCGTTCCTAATGCTGTCCACAATGCACTATATGTAGTTCTTGAAACCGCATTCCCATTAGCCAATAACCATCCAGTAGGTGCTGTTGTTGTTACCACACCAGAACTTACCGTTTGAGTAATTGCACCAGCAAACATTTGCATTGATGCAGATGGAAATATTGATGAAGAAGAAACCCAACTCGGTGCTGCTGTTCCATTTGATTGTAATACTTGCCCCGCTGTTCCCGCAGCAAGAAAACTAGTTGCACCAGATCCAGTATTGTAAGGAACTTGACCCGCACCACCACCAGCAATGTTAGTTGAAGTTGTTGCAGAGGTAGCAGAAGTTGCAGATGTTGCTGTTGATGCGTTTCCAGATAATGTTGCAGTAATTGTACCAGCGGAAAAATTTCCAGAAGCATCTCGTTGCACAACAAAAGAAGCAGTATTTGCACTAGATGCGTTAATTCCAATCGTGCCTGTTCCTGTTATTGTTCCACCTGTAATTGGTGAAGTTGTTGCAATTGATGTTACAGTTCCGGTTGTTGATGATGTACCAGCACCAATTGCAGTTCTAAAAGTTGCAGCATCCAAAGAAGAAACTGTATTGTCAGCGTTAAACCTTGGAAATGTAATCGCTGAAGGATTAGTAAGGGTAAACAAGTTACTACCAACAGTAGTTGCACCTAATGAGGTTCTACCTGTTGCAGCAACAAGGTTGGTTGCACCACCATCCCATTGCAATCTTTGCGTAAAAGCACTATCCCAGTTTGTTTGGCTTGAAGTTGTTGGTATTGAATAACCAGCAGTAAAAGAAAAAGCACCAGTTGTATTCGTATATGTCAATCCTGTTGCAGTTGAAGAAAGATCAGTTAGCTTAATACCACCTAAACCAGCAAGGGTATAAGTGGGAATATTTAAAGTATTGCTTGTTAAAGTTGCAGCACCTGATGAACCAGTAACGGTTAAGGATGTTATTCGATTTGTATATGCTGTATTAAAGTTTGTAAAATCTGAAGAACTTAAAGCACCTCTATTAGTTGCAGATGCGGTTGGAATATTTAAGGTAATAACTGGTGTAGTAGTTCCTGTTGCAACTGTACTAGAAACATCAGTTCCTGTTGTGCCTAAAGTTAATGCTGCAACTGAAGTAACAGTTCCAGAAGTTGAAGATGTTCCAGCACCTATTGCAGTTCTAAAAGTCGCAGCATCTAAAGCAGAAACAGTATTATCTGCATTAAACCTTGGGAATGTTACTGCCGAAGGATTTACAAGGGTTAAAATATTGCTTCCAATTGTAGTTGCACCTAAGGAAGTTCTTCCTGTTGATGCAACTAAATTTGTATTTCCACCATCCCATTGTAATCTTTGTGTATAAGCTGAATCCCAAGTAGTTTGTGAAGATGTCGTTGGAATTGAATAGCCAGCAGTTAGGGAAAAAACCCCTGTGGTATTGGTGTAAGTTAAGCCTGTTGCCGTTGAACTCAGGTCAGTAAGTTTGATACCACCCAAACCAGCTAGGGTGTAGGTTGGAACATTTAAAACACCTGATGATAATGTGCTTGAACCGCTGTTTCCTGTTACAGTTAAAGATGTAAATGTTGCTGCTGATGGTGTAGGAATATTTAAAACATTAGATACTAAGGTTGCTGCACCGCTTCCAGTTGTAGTTAAACTAGTTATTCGATTCGTATAAGCTGTATCCCAATTAGTTTGGGAAGTTGAAGTTGGAATTGAATAGCCAGAAGTTAAACTAAATACACCTGTTCCAGAAGTATAAGTTAAGCCTGTAGCAGTTGATGAAATTGAATTTCTTGCATCAGAAACGGTAAATTGAGTTATTAAACTTGAAACAGTAAAATCTGGATAAGTTCCAGTTGCGGAAATCCCTGTACCGCTATTTATTTTAACTGTTTGATCTGGTGCAGAATTTGTAACAGTAACAGCACCTGTTGTTTTATCTACACTAATACCAGTTCCAGAAGTAATAGAAGAAACTCCAGCAGTTGAATCTGATTTCCAAGAAAGATTTCCAGATCCATCTGTTGAAAGAAGTTGTCCAGAAGTTCCGTTTGAATTAGGAAGAACTAAATTTAATGATGTTGTTAATGATGGAGCTTTTATAGAAACAGATTCTGTACCTTCACCATTACTTTCAACGATTATAATTTCGCCCAAAGATATTTGGTTTACACTTGTTTTGTTATTGATCTTTATTGGCATAAATATTCCTTAAACAATGTAAACACTAAAGTAATAAGATGACATTGAAGAAGTGCTGAGAAATGTAAACACTACTGATTGACCAGAAGTTATAGACATTGAACCAGAATTACTGTTAGTTCCGTTAATAACTCCAAGAGGACTTCCATTAACAAACATATTACCTGAAATTCCAGCACCCATCATATCTGAAGTTGAATAATAATAATAAAGAGTTCCTGAAATTCCTGTATTAAATGTTAAGTCTGAAGAACCTGAAATAGAATCGTAATTAACATTTCCCTGCAAAGGATCTCCAGAACTTCCTCCAGTTCCAATGTAACTACCACCGCCACCGGATTGACTAACATATATAAATGGTGTAGGTGTTGGGGTTGGTGTAGGTGTCGGTGTAGGTGTAGGTGTAGGTGTAGGTGTAGGGGTTGGTGTAGGGGTAGGGGTAGGTGTAGGTGTAGGTGTAGGTGTAGGGGTTGGTGTAGGGGTAGGGGTAGGTGTAGGTGTAGGTGTGGGTGTAGGTGTAGGTGTAGGTGTGGGTGTAGGTGTGGGTGTAGGTGTGGGTGTAGGGGTTGGTGTAGGGGTTGGTGTAGGGGTTGGTGTAGGTGTAGGTGTTGGTGAAGGAGAATCATTGGTACAAATTAATAGGTCAACTTGACCACACCAATCAACTTCCATTCCGTTTTGACCCGTTGCAATAAAGCTTAATGCACCATCAATAGGATCAGCTTGAGCAACTATAGCCCAAGAATTATCTTGGGCAATAGTGGTATAAATTGGACTTCCTACCATAGCTGTAGTAGAAGCTAAAACACCCCGATCAATGCAACCTTCAATTTTAAATGCTGCACTATTATCAGTTGCACCTACTTGCCTTGCTGCAATCAAAGCAATAAAAAGAACTGTTGAATTTGCAGGGATTGCAATTTGCGTGTTATCGTCTTGAAGCAAATATAATGGAGTATCATCAATCGAATTACCACCAATAACTTTTGTCGATGGAGGCAAAGGGTTAATAGGAGTTGTGCTTACACTAGTTATTTGACCAAACGAATTTACAGTAACGACTGGAATTGTAATTGAATTTCCGTATATTCCTGCAATAACACCTGAAGATGCAAGATTAACTGAAAGAAATCCATCTGAAGTAATTGGTGTTGAACTTACAGATAATGTTGATGAGGTTAATCCAACTGAAGTAACTGTACCAATACCACTTCCTGGAGTTCCAACAGTAATGTTTGTTGCTGATGTTATTCTACCATCTGAACCAATTGTAATTTGCGGTATAGAGGCATTACTACCGTATACACCCGATGTCACTCCTGTTGGGCCAGTTTCAACCGTAATATTTCCGTTGGTTGTTCTTGGTGAATTAGTAACGGTTAAACTAGACGAAAGAATACCCACAGATGTCAATCCTTGGGTTGGAATTGAAATCGATGCTGTAGTTGCGTTTGTGATCTGTCCTTTTGCATTAACTGTAACAACAGGTATTTGTGTTGATGAACCATAAACACCAGAAGATACGCCTGTTGTTGCAAGGTTGGCAACTATAGTTCCTGATGAAGTTACAGGTGAACCAGATATAGCAAAATCACTTGATGTCATTGAAACTGAATTAACAGATCCAACAGCACCTCCTGTAACTACCTGAAGAGGTGAAGCAGCAGTTCCATCTCCAGTTAGAGTATTGTTATGAGATACAGCGGTTAAGTATTTTGAAGAAATATCAGGGATGTCTGCTGCATTGATTGTTCTAAATGAAGGCAATCCAGAACCACTTACTGGCCCAGCAAGAAAAGTATTAGCACCAGTAGAAATAAAATTTAAATCAAATGTTCCATTAGTCGTAATTGGACTACCTGTTACCGTAAACACATTGGATTGTGCAGTAAGTCCTATAGATAAAGATGATGGAGTAAAACTAACATATCTAAAAACAGCTATGTTGCTGTCATCTAAAACAGTAACAGTAGAAACAGGGTCAGACAGGGTAGGAATAACCTGTGGAGCAGAAATTGTAACTCCAACAGGGTCTTCCAATACAGTTACTCTAGCGAAAATATCTGTTGCCATGATGCTCCTTACGGTACTGGTCTAGTGACTTCGGGAGAAACCGTAAAGCTGCCTTGAACAAGCCTAATAACATCAGCACCAGTCTGAATTTCAAGGTCGTATTTATAAGCACCAGTTGGCAATGCTTCTGTATCATCTGCAATAATATCAAGCGTAATGGTGTTATTGAGAAGAGTTATTCTTCCGTTTTCCGTAGTTAATTCAATAATGATTACTGGAGATAAAACTGTAGGTCGAACTTGCATTCTTGCAGTAGAAGAAGTGTAATCGGGTTCGGTGTTGTCAGCGTTTACAACGGATATATTACGCTGAAAAGTCGCACCCTGTTCGCAAATTATGTTGTAGGTTCCCGCTAGCATATAACACCTCTTATGGTACTGGAACATCATTCATTTTATACGGTAATGCGTTAAACATCAACTCAAAAGGATAACTTCCATAGATCGGTTTTTTCCTAAGATTTGGTTCTGGAAGCGGGGATGAATCTTCTGATATTACTGGATAATACCTTTTATTTACATTGGTCATTGCTAAATTATGACCAGCATTAATATAACTCAAATTGTCTGGATTTATAATCCCTGCTGGTTCACTAGGATAAGGATCGCCATTAACATCTGTTGAAAAAATAGGTATATAAAGAAAATTAAAGGTTATATCGGTGTAAAGAAGAGACTCTAAGGTAGGAAGATCAGCCAAATCACTTAAATTATACGATATAACATCAAACTGATTTCTTATTTTTTGAGTATTTGTAAAACCAGTAAAAAGCAATTCCCCTGGTTCAAAACCATAAAAATAATTTTGATTAACTCTTCCTAGTGCTTCATAAATGTTTGTTGAAGCATCATTAGTGGGATCAACAAATTCATAAGGAACTTGAAACCATGTTAATTTAAATACAACTTTGGGGATTAATGTTTTACCATAAAAACCTACAATCGTTTGACCATTAACCTGTTCTACATCAGAATCAAATTTATATGCACCACCCTTCATTGTCAAATATTCGGCAGAAGACTCCGTTGTATATGTTGAAAATCTTCTATATTCTCTAATTGGATTTCCAACAGCAACACCTTGACTGCCATCATCCATGTAATATGTTCCATCACCTCCGTCTATTCTGTATACACCCTCATATTCTTCATTAAGCTTATCTATTGCAGCATCACTAACAACTAAGTATGGTTTTGTTGCAAATTCAACAACTACTTCGTATTTGTCATATACCACATAATAAGGTGGAATATATTGCCAAGAGGCAGATGCGTTTGTATCCCAAGAAAGCAAATCAGAATCTGGTTCAGTATTTTTTCTTTCTAATCCAATACCTTTTATGCTTGATATTCTATCTGCATAAAGCCAACGAAATTGAGGATGAGTCATAGGTGGAGTTCTTATTAAAGAACCATCAGTTGTATTTATTTTCGTATCGCCTAAAGCCTGTTGACAAAACAACGCTAATGGGTTTTCTGGATTTAAATCCATCCCAGGCCCATTTATGATGTATGTTAATGTTGCTCTACTATCACCTTCTATAGATAAAGAAGAAACCCCTGGAGATATGCTAGCTATTTTTTCTGATATATCACCTTCTGTCCAAAGATCCGGCTGGTTAAAAGGTACTGATGGCATTTATATCTCCTTGGTTTTTAAACCGTTCCTAATTGAACTTGTTCTTGTTTGCTTAAAGCACCAGGTATTTTACCTTGTATCTGAACAGGTGGTGTAGTTTGTGGTTTATTATCTTTAGCTTTTTTCATTCCTTCTGCAAAAGCATCTGCCAATGCATTCTTGTCTAATTTATTAGAAATATCGCCAAGCATATCTTCTTGAGTCTTTTGGCCAGATGCTGCCATCATTGCATTTTTTCTCACTTCGTCACCAACTCCAGCGATTGATGTTGATGAAACTTCTCTTACTGCTGCACCAACAGAAGATCCTTTTTTTATCCTATCTTGTTCTGCTGGTTTACCTTGCTTAAGACTTTCACCTGACTTTGATATTGCTTCTCCACCTTTAGCAATACTTTTCCCAACATCTCCCATAAGAGGTATGTACGATATTACTTTCCCAAGACCTTGGATAATTAAACCAACAATGTTTACAAATGCACCAAGTAATGTTTGAATTATTCCAAGAGTTGTTTTTATAACAAGTGTTAATGCATCAAATGCAAAACCAAGTGTTGCCATAGCTACAGATACAATTGGTGATGCAAGCACCCCAATTGTTTGAACCAATGCGGATGAAAAAGCAGTTATAAATTCTATTATTGGTTTTAATACATTTGAAACACCAACAACTACAACAGCAAGACCATCAAATACTGGGCCAATTACACTATATATAACTGCACCTAGATCCATTAATGGGGAAACAACATTGTCAAACGCAACAGCAGATTTATTTATTGAAGGAGTTAGCTTCTTCATCGAATAATCTACATAGTCAGCATACTTTCTAAGTAATGGAGAAAGATATTCTACCGCTGGTATCAATGCCCTTCCTATTACACCACTAAGATCATTCATCACTATTTCAAGCTTTTGCATTAACGCTGGATTTGCTTTTGCAACCAATGGGCCAAAAACAGCAAGTGCTTGATTAGCTATTTTAACTGATTGAGTAATGCTATTAAAGGCAACACCTAATGCTGTAGATGCTGCACCAACAACAGTAATTGATTTAGCTGCATTTACTATCGTAGAAACTGTAGAACCTATATTTACAACTGCTGATGCAATTATTGAACCAACTGATCCTCCAGCAGCATAATATCCAACACCACCAACAGAACCACCAGATGCACGATATTCAGTTTTCTTCTTATTTCTACCGCTATTTATTGATTCAAGTTGTTTCCTATTTTCTGGATCTTTGGCAGCATCTTTCTTTACAACAAACTCACCTGGAGTAAGCATTGCTGGCTGAGTATCAGTACCCTTTGGCTTCATAGGCCCAGAAGCATCACCACCATCAGCAAGATACGAAACATCCCCGCCCTTAGACATTTGCTTTGGTTGCTTGTAACCAATACCTTTAGCAATCATCTTTAAGCCATAGTTAACTAATGGGCCTCTAAATAATGCCGATAGTCCTTGAAACCCAGCAATCATAGAATCCAATTCTTTTTGGGTTCTTTGATTTGCTTGCTCAAGTTGCCTAGCAGCTTGTTGTTGCTGTTTGATAAAATCTTCTGCTGCCTTTGAAGATTCTTGTGCTTCTTTTACAGCAGCTTTTGCAGACTCCTGTGCTTCTTTTTTTGACTTATTCCTAAAGTAAGTTCTTAATGTTTTTAGTGCCTTATCTTCTTCTTGCTCCGCTTTTTCTTTTCTTTTTGCTGCATCTTCAATAGCTTGGGCAGCAGCATCTGCTGCATCAGACAATGCTTTTGCAGCAGAATTTGCAGAAGCAATGTCCGCTTGTTCTTTGTCTTTTTTAGCCTTTTGATTTGCTAAATCTTCTTCTTCTAGACGAGGCCCAACAAACTTTTTTGTTCCTGGTATACCAAGCGATCTTACTTGTTTTTCTTCTTTTGTTTCTTTAGGTTCTTTTGCAGGCTTTTCTTCTTTAGCTGGTTTAGGAATTAATGCGTTTTTTAAACGCAAAGCAGATATCTGTGCATTGTTTTTTTGAGTCTGCAATCTTAGCTCGGCCGATTCATCTGCTCTTTTTCTTTTTCTTTGCTTTTCTGCTTCTACTATAGGGTCTATTACTTTTGGCGGCTTTGGTTCCTTTGGTGGCTTTGGTTCTTTAATTGGCTTCGGTTTTAATGCCTCTTCTAAACGCAAGGCAATTATCTTTGCTTGATCTCTTAGCTTTTGACTTCTAACATCAGCATCATCTTGCTTTTGTTTTTTTACCTTTTCTTTTTCTGCTGCTTGTATTGGATCTACAACCTTTGGCAATTTAGGTTGTTTTGCAACATCTATTTTTTCTGCTTCTATCTTAGGAGTTTTAGCCTTTTTTTCAGATGCTACTTCAGTCTTTGTTTCTTTTTCTTTTACAACTTCTTTTGTAGATGTAGCTTTATCCTTAATTGCTGGCTTTTGAACCTTCTCAGGCTTTGCTACTACTTGGATTTTTATCGCTTTGATTGCGTTTACAAGTGTTGTTTGCAACCTTTTGATTGCCGTAGTCAAGCCAGTAAAGCTTTTGGTGAAATCCCTCGATCCCGCCTTAACGCTTTGGGCGATATTTTCTACTGCACCAACCAGATCATTTGTCATCTCATCATCTGATTTTAATGGAATATCTGCCATTATTTTATCCCTGGTGGTATGCTTCCAAATTGCTTAATCCAAGAACTTTTCATCTTGGCCTCACCCATTCCTAATGATGCTCCCATTTTCATAAAATTAAGGTATTTTTGCAACATCATATCTTCAATAGAAACCATTTTCTTCCTAGTATTCCACTCATGCTTTTCGTCAGGAATATTAACAGGAATACCCTTATCATCTCTTCTTCGATAATAAAGTTCTACTATCTGCCTATCGGTCAACTTCTCAATCTCCCAAGGCCGAAGGAGATAAGGCTTATCCATCAAATTTACATAATATGTTTTTAAATTAGGTGGAGGTATTGGTTCTTTTGGATTAAAAGAACCATCGCCTACACCTTCTTGCCGTTTGGGAACGATTTATCCCGAACTATCTCCATTACGGCTTCAAACCTGTCATTTTCAGCAAGCATGATATCTTGAACTTCATTCTCAGGTGCTGAAAACAATATAGATGCGAATGCCAATGCTCCTGATGGAGTAGACAACGATGATATAGAGTTCTCGCTACCAAATGAATAAATTCCGCTCGCAATATCTCTTGTTACAGAAGAAATTGCTTCACGGAATTCAACAGGTTCTAACCTGTCTTTCATTGAGAAGATAGAATCGAGAGCTTTCTTCTCCATTCTCTTTTCAAATTCAGCTTTAACTTTTTGTGTAATGAGTCCAGCGGTGTATTTTTTCCCATTGTATTCAATGGTCAAAGACCCTTCACCGCTGGAATTTAACAAATTACCAACTGTATCTGACATGAATGCTTCCTTTCAAAAATTAAGGGGCAACAGGCCCAACTCTAAAATCAAACTCGCCATATGTAGCAAATGTCACAGATATTTTTTGGACATCTTTTGCATCTGCTGTATAGGTTAATGATGTTATAACGCAATTAGTTATAACTACTGTTTGCTCTGGATCATCACCATCACCAATAGATATTGATCCAACAGATCCTTGTTTCAATCCGTATCCACCAACAACTTCAAGTATATCAAGGGTTATTTCTGCTGAATACATACCGATAGCATGAGAATCAAATCCTTGATTTATAAAAGTTGTTGTGTCAAGTAATTCTGCTTTTGAATTAACAGAAATATTTGTTGCTGGAAGAGGATCTGTAATACCAGTAAGAAGAACACTTCCGTTTCTGCCTGAAAGAATAGCCATTTTAAAATCTCCTTAAATTATACTGAGAAATCAGCAAAGTTAACATCTGGTGTTGATGAAGGTATTAGAGTCAATTTAATCTTTTGAATGTCTTTTACAGCTACATCGTAAGTAACCTGACTTACGGTACAATTTTGAAACAAAAATTCTGCACCAGCATTATTAGCAGCACGATATTCGTTTGTTCCTAATGTAGTTTGACTAAGTGTTGGATTTTCTGCTAAAAATGCTGCTCTATTGCCATCTTGTGAAAGCTTTAAATCCGCTTTCATACCAGCAAAAATGACAGGCATTTGTGTTTTGTCATAAACGGCTTCTACAGTTATTTCTGCACTTTGAATTCCATCAGAAAGAATTGTATATCCTAATCCATTATAATTGCTTGCATCTGGAGTATCCATTTTTGTAGCGATAGAAACAGATGTACAAGGGAGAAATACTGGGGTTAAAGTGTCAGTTCTTTCTATAAAAAGACTAGCTACTTTACCAGTAAGAAAAATATTATCTACTGCTGCCATGTTTGACTCCTTAAATTAAACTAAACCTTGTTCCATGAAACCATATGATACCTTAAAACCAGTAACATTGTAAACTGTATTCGGGTTGCTGTTGACGGAAAACGGCTGAATACCTTTGATACTTATTCGTGATGGACTAAGTGAAGCCGTGAACTGGCTTATCTGATATATTTCTTTTCTTATCTTGTACCTATCATCAAGATCAGTATACACTAGATCCCTAGCATATTCTTGAATGTAATAAACCCTGATTGAATATATGTACTCAGATATTCCACCAAAGGCTTCTATTCCTAATTCTTCGCCTTCTTCTGATGGTGCTATTACTACACATGGGAATGAATCAGATTCCCTTATGACCGCACCCTTACGCTTGTATACGGTGTAAGTTAAATCCACTAGCTTTTCTGCAACAGTATCCATGATCGTAGTGTAACGATCTGCTGCATTAGCTGCCATTATCGGTCTTGGCTTGCGATATATTTTGTTATTCATATTTAACTCTGTTGGGTGCAATCCAATCCGTAGTATTCTCTGTTTCCAGAGTTATCAACGCTATTGACATAATACTTAACCGAGTTAGTATCAGTTATCTCGCAATCAACCATTGGTTTAAACCCGCTAAGATTAGCTTTCCACACCAAAAACCTTGTGATGTTCTCAATCTTAGCTACACCACTTTGATCGGTGTAAGCTAATGTCATTGCTCTTCTAAATCCGTAATTTGTAGTGACGGTAGCATTGTCTACATTTTTTAAATTAAGTACCTCTGGATTATCAAACACATGATATTCCTGAGATAAATTTAGCGTAGGCATATATTACTCCTACATGAATTGTGTTTTAAATGTCTGCGGATTGACATAAGTCAAAAGCTTGTTTACTTGCGTAATATGTTGCAAGGTCTGCTGCCTCCACTCTGTTCTAGAAACAGCAACACCTTCCCATGAATAAGAAGGTTGTGGACTGGCAGAATCGGTCACCAATGCGTTTATATAGTTGTCTCTTATAGTCAGGAGGTTTTCGGCTGGAGTTGGCATAATCACCTCTTAAAAAGAAAGTCAGGGGTCAAGAACTGACCCCCAACTTTAGGGTAGGTAGGACTAGGCGGGAAGACCTTGAACCACATAACGAGGATCAGTAACACCAGCAGAACCCCACCAAGAAGCCTTGATGGCAACCGCAATGTCCTGATTAAACTCAGCCCAGTTGTTAGCGGGAGCTTGAACAACTTCCATAGGCTTGGCTTCTCTCCAAACAAACGCTTTCTTGAAGTTACCCAAGTAAACATATTTGTCTGCGGTAGAAGCTGCAATACCGCTAGTTACCAACAGGTTTCTCGCATGAGCGGATGTGAGAAGACCATAGTTAGTATCCAATGGGTTAGGACTTTCCAACTGTTCAACATCACCAGATGTTGCGAATGGCCCATTCTTAGTAACTGTTTGAGGATTGAGAATCCTAGAAGCAGTATACTTTTGGAAAGGCATTACCAACATCTGCATACCAGGGCCAAAGATGTCGATTGGCTTGCCAGTATTAGGATCTTTCATCTGGTAGAACAACTGTTCTAGCGTATTAATGCTAGCAAAATTGCTCAACGCATAAGAAGCAACCTTATTGATGAAACCAAAAGTCATACCCGCTTGTGCGGTAGTTGAATAGGTATTCAAGGTTGATTCCGAACCAGTAGCAGTACCGTATACATAGCTACCTGTTAGGCCGAGTACCGTGTTAAGAATTCTTTCTTCACGCACTAGACCGCAATAAGTACCTACAGATTCAGCAGATGCTAAAGCCTGTGAAGTCTTATCCGAGTAAATCATTTCTGCGGTAATTGCACAAATTCTACCCACCTTTTCGATGGCTGGAAGTCGTACATAGTTACCAGAGAACTGGGTTTGTGGATAAGGCATACCAGGTTGAACCACTTCTGGCGAAGGACTGATATCAGACAACCAAGGAATGATCTCAGTAGAAAGGTTCTGACCAGCAGGGATGGTCGATACAAGTTGATCACCAATGAATGATGCCAACTTATACTTTTCTTGAACCGTAGTGATGAGGATCTGACCTGTGATGGCAGCAAAGTTAGAAGCATCTACTGCTTCGGTTGCTTCCATAAAGGTTCGATCTGGGCCGTTGAAGCGATTAAGCTGTTCAGCCCAATCATCGCCCATGATGCCTTCTGCAAGGCCACGAAGCGAAATTCGGCTTACCGAAATATCGCCTTTGCTGATAGATTCCGAAAAGAACGCTTTGGTTTTTGCCAACCCATTTTGTTGGCCGAATTCCTTCAGCTTTTTACCTAGACTCTTCATACTAATCTCCTTAAAAAGTTGTGGATTATCGGGCCACAGGGTTTTGACTAGACAACAATTGGAATTTTACTACGCCAGTACCAGCAAGGGCTTCAACAACTCGACCGATAGCTAAAGCAGCGGAAGCAACTTTAACCAAGGATTGAGGCTGAAGAACGTTAGATACGGAAGTGGGGCCAACAAAATCCCCAACTAAAAGAGCGGAACCAGTATAATCACCAGCGTAGATACCAGAGCAATCAACCCGAATCTGGTTGGCTACCGAGTTACCGTACACAAGTGCTATATCTGCCCTCTTTAATTGACCTGACACACCTAGGAAAGCACTTGCAAACGCAGTTTGAGTGGTTGCCAAATTGGTATCCCAAGGAAAATCAAGAGCGGAGATCGCACTACCGGAAGATAGGGCTACTAGATCGCCAACTTGAATCGCCTTATTGGTGGCAACTGGAGCCACCACAGGATTAGTCGCATTGAAACTGTAAGTAATCGCCATTGATAGGACTCCTTAATGATGGCTTACTTGCCAAGGACATTTTCACGGAACTGTTGATAATTCGACTCGCCTTGGATTGCAGTCGAACTAACTGGCTTAACACTAGCTCTAACAAGAGCAACCTTTTTCCTGTCTTCAATCGCTTCTGCCCACATCGTTTCACCGATAGCGGAAAGTTGCTTTACAAACACAGGGGTTGCTTCCAATTTATTCTCTTTAAGCAGAGAGAATATTTTTTCTTCATTGAGTTTTTCGGCCTTCCACTTGCGAAGGTCTTCAAGTTCTTTTAAAGATTCTTCAAGTTCATCTTCGGTTGGATCTTCTTCAGTATCACCAACTTTAGCTTGTGCTGGTGTTCCAGAAGTAGGATTTCCTGTTACATCAGAGGTTTCAGCGGTCATATCACCACCGAGGCCAGTTGCAGCAGCAATAAGATCAAGAATCATCTTGCCTTTTGCCGAACCTTCACCTGGGCCAACGCAAATTTCCATAATTTTCTTGAGCATATCAGAAGCTGGTTCTTCTTGAGCCGGTGCAGCAGCAGGTGCTTCTGTGGGTGCAGCATCTGGAACCTCTTCCTTATACATTTCCTTGACAGGATTTTCTTCGGTCATCATTTTGTCATTTTTCATTGCAGTCTCCTTGGATTCAAAAATGGTGGTGGTAGTTGCAGGGTTAGCAACTAGATCCACCGATCTTACTCTGTCGATTCGGACAACTCTTTCTGTACCATCTTGATCTGGAATCGATTTTCCACTAACGAGATGGGAAAAGCCTACATCACCGAGGCCATTATTTTCTGCGAACCACAAAAACGAATCAATCCCATCAGCATGGGGGTTGTATCTGAAGTCAGCGTATAAACCTTCTGAGGTAAAGCGGACATTTTGAAGCCATCCTAGCCGATCAGAAAACAAAGGTGCTTCGGTTTTGTGGTCTTTATTTACTGGAGCGTTTTCGTATAGCGGAACCGCATCACGAATCGCTTTTGGATCGTAGATTCTGC